CCTTCGCTTCCACCCTGTCAAAAGAAAAGGGGTTTTGGGGGTACTCCCCTACCCTAGACCCTACCCTAGAGCCTACCCTAGACATAGGGTTAAAGAATAAGAATAAGAATTTATATATATTATCTTTTAATTTTTTTTTTATATTTTTGGAATTGTGAAAAGACTACCAACTGAAATTAAGAAGCAAAGGGGTACTATTAGAAAGGACAGAGAAAATCCAAAAGAGCCTGTACTTGATCCTGTCATTCCACCTATACCAACTTGGTTATCAAAAGATGGTCAAAAGGCTTTTGTGGAATTGAGTAATCTTCTTTTTGATATGAAGGTTTTGACTGAAGCTGATTCACTTTCACTAACTCTACTTTGTGATTCTTATAGTGAATATAAAAAAGCTAAAGAAGTTGTAAACGAATTAGGGACAACAATGGAAGTAACTTCAAGAGAAGGAAATACTAAATCAGTTATTAGACCAGAAGTACAAGTTGCAAATCAATCTTTTGTTAGAGTGTTTCAACTTCTTAAAGAGTTTGGTTTAACACCATCAAGTAGAGCAAAAGTAAATGCAATAGAAAAGCAAGGTAATACAACTGATGTTAAAATAGAAAACTTCTTTAACTCTAGTGAATAATCTAAAACACATAAAAAAAAGAAAATACTTTTTTGATGAAAAGGCTGCTAATAGAGCTTGTGATTTTATCGAAACATTTTGTAGACACACTAAAGGTAAGCTAGCAGGGGAGAAATTTGTTTTAGAAGATTGGCAAAGAGAAATTATACAATCAATCTTTGGTTGGAAATCTAAAGAAACAAAACTTAGAAAATTTAGGCAATGCTTTATATTCTTACCAAGAAAGAATGGTAAGACAACATTGATGGTAGGCATAGCACTTTATATGCTTTTTTCTGATGGTGAGAAAGGTGCAGAAATTGTGAGTGCAGCTGCCGATAAAGAACAAGCAAGACTTAGTTTTAGTATTGCTAAAAATATGGTTTTACAAGAACCTAATCTTATAAAACGAGCAGGTACATTTAGGGATTCTATTACATACGATAAAGTAGGATCATACTACAAAGTTATATCTGCTGATGCTGATACAAAGCACGGACTTAATTTATCTTGTTGTTTGCTTGATGAGATACATTCACATAAGAATCGTGACTTGTACGATGTGTTACTTACAAGTATGGGTGCGAGATTACAACCACTTATGTTGCTTATAACAACAGCTGGTTCAGGTAATCACAAAGACCATATATCAAAAGAGTTATATGATTATTCTAAGAAACTTATAAAAGGTACAATTAAAGACGAATCATTTTTAGCTGTTATTTATGAAGCAGATAAAGAAGATGATCCACATTCTGAAGAAACTTGGAAAAAGGCTAATCCTGGTTATGGTACGATTATAACTAAGGAATATATGAAACAACAATCTACTAGGGCAAAAAATGAGCCTTCATATCTTCCTACCTTTTTGCGACTTCATTTGAATCAATGGGTTACAAGTGATGTAAGTTGGGTGACTGATTCTCAATGGATGGCCTGCGATGGTGAAGTAGATAAAGAATCTCTAAAAGGTAAGGCTTGTTATGCAGGCCTTGATTTAGCTTCCACTAGAGATATAACTTGTTTAGCTTTACTTTTTCCTGATGATGAAGGTGGTTATGATATAATAAATCACAATTTTATTCCAGAAGAAAATGCTAAAAAAAGGTCTGAAAGAGATAAAGTAAATTATGATAAGTGGCAAAGAGAAGGGTATATTACTTATACACCTGGAGATGTTTGTGACTATAATTACATAAAACAAAAAATTAGAGATCTAAGTGAGATTTATGACATTCGCATCATAGCTTATGATAGATGGAACGCTTCTCAAATAGTTATAGACCTTGTTGAAGAAGGTTGTCCTATGATACCTGTTGGTCAAGGATTTAGAACAATGTCACCAGCTTCTAAAGAATTTGAAACACTAATACTTAGTGGAAAACTTAGACATAATGGCGATCCTGTATTAAGGTGGATGATGAGTAATGTAGTTCTTACTTATGACCCTGCAGGTAATGTAAAGCCTAATAAAGCTAAAAGTCAAGACAAGATTGATGGTATAGTAGCTTGTTTAAATGCCTTATCAGAAGCTATGGAAAATAAAAATAAAGGTGGCTCAACTTACGATGACAAAGAAATATTTTTCATCTAAAGAGTCACTAATTGCTAGTGAATATAACAATATTAAAGATATTGCTTTTAATATTCTTAAATCTAATAACGATTTACATTTTTTAGATGACTTAGTTCAAGATGTTTGTGTTATTTTACTTACACAAAACAAAGAGTCAATAATGACAATTCACGAGCAAGGTCATTTTAATTTTTATGTAGCTCGTATTATAGCTAATCAAGTTTTATCTTCAACATCACCTTTTCACAAAAGATATAGGCTTAAATTACCAAAAGTAGATTTGAGTGAAGAAGATTATAACAACAAAATAGACAAACTTTGGGATGATGTTAATCATTTATTGAGTAATAAACAGCGTCTTATTGTAAATTTAAGGTATGTTTATTGCCTAAAACCAGAAAATATAGGCACTATTTTGTCTGTTTCAAAAAGACAAATCTATAAGGATTTAAAGAAAATACATAATATTTTAGAAAAAAACAACAAAATTTAGTACACAAAACACCTTTTTTTATATATATATATGGATAAAGTATATAAAAATATAAGGGATTTGGCATCATTTTTAGATTTATTTAGACGAAAAACAGATAAACCTTCTCACGAAGAAAGATTTTATAGTACAGGTTTATATCCTAATCAATATTCAGGTTTAACTTCAAGTTCAAGTGGTCAAATTATATCAAAAGATACTGCATTAAGAATATCTTCGGTTTGGTCTTGTATTAGAGTAATATCTGAAACAATAGCTTCTCTACCTATCTCGTTATATGAAAAAGACACCAATGATAAAAGAGTTACGCTTTTAAATAATCCACTTCATACTTTAATTAGTGAGCAACCATCTTCTTTGTATGATTCTTTTAGTTTCTTTGAAAGAATATTAGTTGATTTATGTTTAGATGGTAATTTCTATGCTTACATTGAAAGAAACTCTGGTGGCTTACCTACACAAATTATCCCTATCCAATGCAATGATGTAGATGTATATGTATCACCTGATGGTAGAGAAGTTTATTATGAGATAAATCAAAATGAAGTTATACCTTATCCTTATACAGGTAAAGTGGCTTCTATTAATATGCTACACATTAAGGGTATGTCTACTGATGGTGTAGTTGGTAAATCACCAATAGAGAGTGCAGCTGAGTCTTTAGGTATATCTTTATCTATTGAAAAATATGCAGGATCTTTTTATAAAAATTCTGCTACTGTTGGTGGTATTTTATCACATCCTGGTACATTGAAACCAGAAACAGCAAAGCGATTGAGGGCTAGTTGGAATCAAACTTATAGTGGTTCTATAAACGCTGGTAAGACTGCAATACTTGAAGAAGGTATGCAATTTATTCCACGAAGTATTCCAAACAATCAAGCACAATTTCTTGAAACTAGACAATATCAAGTAAGTGATATAGCTAGAATATTCAGAGTGCCAAATCATATGATTAATGATTTAAGTAAAATTAGTTATAGTTCAATAGAAGCACAGCAAATAGATTTTGTAGTTCACACTATAACCCCCTGGATAAAGAGAATTGAAACAGCACTAAATCAAAAGTTAGTACCTGTAAAACAAAAAGGTAAGCAATACTTTAAATTCAACTTAACTGCTTTACTTAGAGGTGATTCAAAAACTAGAGCAGATTATTATAGAACATTAGTTAATATTGGTGTGTTATCTCCTGATGAGGTAAGAAAATTTGAAGATTTAAATTCTATGGGTGGTGCTAGTGAGAGTGTTTATATGCAAAGTAATATGATGCCTTTAGATGATTTAGGTACTGCAACTACTAGAGCAGATTTAGAATAATATGGCTTTAAAAGATATAGATAGAACTCCTACATCTGGTATGGTTGCTGAAGCCAAAAAAGGTTTAGAGTGGCGAAAAGAGTTTGGTAGAGGTGGCACAGCAGTAGGTGTATCAAGGGCAAGAGATATAATAAATGGTGATCTTAGTTTATCATCTATTAAAAGAATGTTTAGTTTTTTTAGTCGGCACGAAGTAGACAAAAAAGCAAAAGGTTTTAGACAAGGAGAAGAAGGTTATCCAAGTGCAGGTAGAATAGCTTGGGCATTATGGGGTGGAGATGCAGGTTTTAGTTGGTCAAGAAAAAAAGTTGCACAAATAAAAAAAGAAGAAGAAAACAGAATGAAAGTAGGTACAATGATAACTGATGGTATAGAATTACCATTGTACGATTCTAAAGAAGAAGCTGAATCACAAGCAAAGAAACTTGGTGGTGTTGGTTCACACGAACACACTATGGATGGTAAAACATATTATATGCCTTTTGAAAATCACGAACAAGCTAAAGAAGTGATGAGTAAAGTTAATGATAATATGTATCATAAAGACGAAGAAGAAGAAGATGAGGATAGAGCTTTGACAGGTGCAGTAAAAAAAGGTTTACAGAAAAAAGCTAGTGATCATAATGAAAAAGTTTCTAAGAAAAATTTATCTTGGAACGCTAAAGTAACTGCATCAAAGCTAGGTAAAGTATTTAATAGAGGTATTGGTGCTTATAAAACTAATCCTGGTTCAGTAAGACCTAGCGTAAAATCACCAGAGCAATGGGCATACGCTAGAGTTAATTCATTTCTTTATGCAATGGAAAAAGGTAAGTTTCGTTCAGGTAAACACGATACTGATTTATTACCAAGTAATCACCCTGTGAAGAAAAGTATGAAGGAAGAAAAAAAATATATTATGGATAACAAAGAAATAAGATTATATAAAGCAGACTATCAAGTCACTAAAGATGACGATAAAGAAGAAAAGCGTGTAAGTGGTTACGCTGCTTTATTTGAAACTGATAGTAGAGATTTAGGTTTTGTTGAAACTATATCTCGTGATGCTTTTGATAATAGACTTGAAGATAATGTCATATTAACTTTTAATCACGATCCTAATTTAATATTAGATAGAAATATGGGTGGTACACTAAAGTTATCTACTGATGAAAAGGGATTAAGATATGACGCTATTTTACCAAATACTACAACAGGTAATGATGTAGCAGAATTAATGAAACGAGGTTTACTGTATGAATCTTCATTTGCTTTTACAGTTGAAGAAGATGATTGGAGTAAAGATGGAGATATAACTCGCAGAGAAATTAAAAAAATTGGTCGGCTAGTTGATGTTTCTATTGTTGGTGTTGGTGCATATGCCAATACTGATGTTGCACTTCGTTCTAAAGAAGCATTTCTCGAAAGTGAAGCTGATTTAGAAGAAACTCCTCAAGTTGAAGAAGTGAAACAAAAAGTAGAAGAATCATTTGATGATTCAAAGTTAAATTTATTAAATAACGAATTAAAATTAAAAAGACGAATATGAAAAATTCGATTGAACTTCGTCAAGACCGAGCAGAATTGATTGGCAAAGCTGATTCTATGCTCAACTTGGCAAAAGATGAAACTCGTGATTTTACTAATGACGAGCAAGTATCATACGATGGTATGATGAAAGACATCGACAAATTGGCTAAAGACATCCAAGTTGTTGAACGACAAGAAAAATTAAACGCTGAGATCTCTGCAAATCCTGTAAATCATTCAGTACAAAATGACCCTATGGTTAAAGAATCTCGTAATTATTCTTTATTCAAGGCTATTAATGGAATGATTAATAACAATCTTGATGGTGTAGAAAAAGAAATGCACGAAGAAGCTGTAAATGAAGCTAGAAGTTGTGGAACTGCAATATCAGGTTTAGGTATTCCTTCTGCTATGTTAGAAAAAAGAGCTGACATCGTTCAAGGTTCAATTAATGCTGCTACAAACATTGCACCTGTTTCAACTTTAGGTTTTGCAGAAGCAATGAGAGAAGCTGCTATATATGGTAAAATAGGTGCTAATGTATTACAAGGTCTTTCAGGAAATGTAAAAATACCTGTAATGAACGAAAATACTGCTCATTGGGTTACTGAAGTAGCTTCTCCTACTGATGGTGGAACAGCACAATCAAAAATTGAATTAAGTCCATTTAGACTTTCTTCTAAAGTTGATATTTCAAAAATGTTATTACAACAAAATCCTCAATCAGAAGCAGCTTTTGTTAGAGATATGGGTCGTGCAGCAGGTTTAAAAATAGATGCTGCGATGTTTGCTCAAACTAATGTTACAAATGCTCCAGGGTGTTTAGGTGCTTTAACAGGTGTTACAACATTTGTTGAATCTACTGCTTCTGATGGTAGTGCTGCATATTCTGATTTTGTTGAAGCAGAATCTGAAATGGCAGATGCTGGTGGTATGGATGGTAATTTATGTTATGTTGCTTCACCAAAATTATTAGCAAACTTAAAGGCTTCAGCAGCTGTTGCTAATATTAAAGCAGGTTTTGAAGGAAACTACAATGTAAATGTTATCAATGGTTATCCAACTTTCTTTACATCAGCTTGTGGTGACAAAAAAGCACTTATGCTCGATGGTAGTAAAGTGTGGGTAGGATTTTTTGGTGGTCTTGATGTAACAGTAGACCCTTTCAGTCAAGCTGTAAGTGGTCAAATTAGACTTGTGTTGAATCAATATTTAGATTGGGGTTATTCTCATCCAGCAGGATTGGTTAAATTTACTTCTGTTACTGCATAATAATTAGATTCTAATTAATTAAAAAGGTGAAAGGGGTAACTCCCTTTCCCTTTTATATAACTTACAATAAATGGCTATATCGTACTTAGATAACATATTTAATTTTGTGGATTATGAATATCTTAATCCGAGTCAAAATCAATATGGTAATTTAAAATTACAAACATCTCCAACAGGACAAGTAGTATCTACTGCTGACTTAAAATCACATTTAAGAATTACTACTAGTACAGAAGATGCTTTATTAAGTACATATATAGCTGCTGCTACACAAATGGCTGAAAACTATTGTAATAGACATTTTTTAAACCATAGGTATCAATTATATTTTTATGAAAATTTACCATCTAAATTTAGCTTGTATTATCCTGATGTAAGTATTGATAGATCAGATACAGAGAATTTAGATAAAGATGGTTTATTTTATAGACCTGTTGGTGTAAGTACACTTTCTGGTATGGTTACAGTTACGCAATTTAGTGTAGATAGAACTAGTAATCCTTGTACTGTTAGAATTATTGATTTTAGTTATACAAATGATCAATTAGACTCAACAGATACAGCTAATTTTATGTTTCGTTTTACAACAGGTATGGGTAGTGCATCATCGGATGTTCCAGATGCTATTAAACAAGCTATTAAATTAATTGCAGGTGATTTGTATTATTACAGAGAAGATAGAAAAAGACAATTTCCTATGGCTTCTGAAATATTACTACAACCTTATAAATGCTATTTTTAAGATATGCCTTTGATGTCAAGAATTAAAGCTGGTGACTTTAATGTGGAATTTAAAGTAATGAAATCATCTGTAAATATAAACGATTTTGGTGAAGCAATTACTACTCATAGTTTAGAAAGGCTTGTTTGGGGAATTAAAAATGTTTCATCTCTTAGAAATATAAATGAAAAATTTGAAGGTGATAAATTACAAAGCTATGGTGAATTTTATATAGTTTTAAGATATGATTCAACTTGGGTAGAAGAATTAAATGCCGATTGGATTCTTGAAGAAAATTTTACAGGTCTAAAATATGAAGTTTTAAGTTTTATAATTGACCCAAGAAAAGAGTATATAGAGTTAAGAACTAAAATAGACATAGAAACAATAGCATAATATGTCAAAAGTAAAGCAAGATGTAATTGTAGTAAAAGGCATTAAAGAAGTACAAGTTGCTCTTAAAAAACTAGGTGTATCACCTAAGAAATCTCGTACTTTGATAAATAAAGCTCTTAGACCTGCAGGTAATGCTTTAGCAAGGGTAATGAAATTTGAATATAAAAAAGAATTTAATAATCCTAGTTATATAAGAAAAGAAGGTAGAACTCCAACATATAAAACAATAGGTGTTGTAACTGCAAGAAGAAGTAGACAACCAGGATTGTTTGTTGGACCAATATTAAGAAGAACAACACCAATAAGAATAAAAGGGAAAAATAGTAGAAACTTACCTGCTATGCAAATAAAAGGTAATGCTATACAAAAAGCAAGACCTAATATATTTAAAAAATCATATGAAAAGTCTAAAGAAATTATATCTTCTAAGGCAGAAAAAGATATGATGAAATTATTAGATAAAATGATAAAACAAGCAGGTTTTAAGTAAGATATGTTTGCAGTTATAGGAAAAATATTAAGGAATAAACTAAATAGTTCATCAGCATTTACTTCTGTTAATCCTGGTAATAGAGTTTTTCCTGTTAAAATATCACAAACTTCACCATATCCTGCTACAACATATGAAATTAGAGATGTAGATAATTTTTTATCTAAACAAAGCTCTTTAAAATCTTGTAATGTAAGTATAGGTGTTAATTGTTATGCAAAAGACTATGATACAACTTATTTACAAGCAAAAGCAGTAGTTGAAGCACTTGACTTATATCAAGTTGTATATACTGAAGATAGTGTTCAATATACTGCAAAATTTAATTTTCAATCTTTAAGTGATGAGTATTTCAATACACCTGAAATATATTACAAAGAGATAATTTTTAACTGTTTAATATATAAAAACTAAAAAAGTAAAAAAATGGCAATAGAAAATGCAACTAATGTTGTTATAAGAGTAGCTGATGATGAAAATGGTACTAACACACAAACCTTAGCTTTCTCAACTTCTGCATCTTTAAGTATGACAACAGACCTTCGAGATTCTACAACAAAATCTTCTGGAGGTTTTCAAGAAAATTTAGCTGGTTTAAAATCTTATGAATTGAGTGGTGATGGTTTTGTTGATCTGAGTGCTAACACAGTAACAGGAACTGATCCTTTTGGTGGTTCAAGTGGACCATTAAAAGCTGTACAAAAACTATGGGATTTATGGGTAGGTGGAACTAAAGTACAAGTAGTATTTGGTACAGGTTCAGCTGGTAGTTCTGCTAAAACATATTCAGGTGATGCTTTTATATCTTCTCTTTCATTTGAAGGTGGTGTCGAAGAAAATGCAACTTATTCAATCACTTTAACAGGTACAGGTGCATTAACTGAATCGTAGTATTAACTTTTAAATCTTAAAATTATGGCAATTAAAAACGCTTCGGATTTATTGGTTTATAAGCACACTTCTCCAGCACAAGCACAAAAAACTAGAATATTAGTTAAAAACATAACTCCATTTGATGATGTTGGTAACTTTAAATTAAATGCTGTTTATAAAGCAGGTGGTAGTCAATCACCTAATTATAGATATAATGAAACAGTAACTTTTACTGCTAACACAGGTACTAATGTTTTAAATGCGATAAAAAGTTTCCTAACAAGTGCTGGTTATAATTATACTTTTGTGCCATCAACAGTAGGTACTATTAATACTGCTGATGGTAATTTTAAATACTTTGATTTTATTAGTCCTATCTCAGGTGATGCACCAGATATTTATATTACAGCAGGTACATCTACACCAGAAGATGGTGCAATAAAAATAAATATTTTAGAAGATGGTCAAGATGCAACTTATACACCTGTTGCATTTAGTACAAGTGCATCATTAAGTATGACTAATGATTTAAGAGATGTAACGACAAAAGATTCTAATGGTTATCAAGAAAATGAATCAGGTTTAAAATCTTTTGAAGTATCTACTGATGGTTTAATTAATTTTGACGCTAATGTTAATGCTGAAACTTTTGTAAATGATTTTAGAGTAGGTAATACATTTGATGTTAAATTTTCTGATAGAATTAGAAATATTGTACCATCACCTATTATTGATGATTCACAAACTTATTGGAGTCAAGGTACACCAACATCAAATTTTCAACTTGGTCAAGTAGACCCTTTTGGTGGGCTTACTGCAAGTAAATTACTATCAACATCTAATAGTGACAATGAAGTATTTTTTCAAATACCTAATACAAAATTACAAGGGTTTTATAATCATATTACTTTTTATGTAAAAGGTGTTGGTGCAAATACTGAATTTACTATATTTGGTGATGCTCATAATATAGAAGTAATTGAAGGTTCAGCTTCTTTTACTTCATTAATAGGTGGTATGCAACAAAATATTACAGGTTTAAGCACTACTCAATGGACTAGATTCTATATTAGATATGGTAGTCCACAATTTACATCAAATGGTCCATTTAGTTTAGAAATTTCTCCAAGTTTGAAGGGAAGTATGACAAATACTGATCAGCTTTTAGTTTCATCATTTCAAGTTGAACAGAACTATAATTTAAATGATGGGTATACAAATTATCAAAATCCTTACGATGTAAATTGTTATCAAGGTGATGCAACTGTTTCTAGTATATCTCTTGAAGCAGGTGTTGAGGAAAATGCTACATATTCTTGTACATTAACAGGTACTTCACAATTATTTTTAAATGGATTGGGTAATGAATTACTTCTTAATACACAATTTTATAGCACATCAGGTTGGCAAGTAACTAATGGTACTATTAATACAAGTGCAGGTACTTGTACTCTTTCTGGTTCAAGTAGCTCAACATTAGTTGGTACAAATTTCGATGGTTCTTTAAGGTCTGTACCAGAAAAAGAACTTGAACTAACATATACAATTACTCAAAACACAGGTGGAATTTTAAGAATTCAACAAGTAGGTACACTCAATTTAGAAATTCCAAGCGTAGTAGGTACACATACTGTAAGATTTTTAAATGATAAACCTACATCTTTCAGTTTGATTACAACAGCATTACCTGCTAATATTGTTTTAACTTCTGTTAGTTTAAAATTAGTTAGACCATAAATTTTTATAAATTAAAAACAAGAAAATGAAAAAGGTAGAATTAGGTGGTCAAAAAAGACCAATTAGATTTAGTTACTTAGCTTTAAAAGAGATATGTAATGATTGTAATTTAAAGTTAAGTGAGATGAATCAACTAGGAACTGAAATCGATCACATTGGGATCATTGCTTACTATGGCTTAAAATATGGTGCTAAGAAAATTGGTGAGCCATTTAAGTTTAAAGTAACTGATGTTGAAGAATGGTTAGATAATGAAGATTTTAATAAGATGACAGAAATCTTTGAAGCGTTCCAATTAGATCAACCCCAAAGTGAGGGAAAGTCATAGAGGGGAAAGAAGTTGATGACGAGTCTGGTGACATTAATTGGGATAAACTTGAACAAATTGGCTTAGGTAGAATGGGGATGAGTTATGATGAACTTTATGACTCAACCCCACGAACCTTTAACAACATATTGATAGGTTTTAATTTATATCAAGAACAACTAACCCAAGATAGTTGGGAACAAACAAGAATTATTGCTCATTGCACTATATCACCACACTCTAAAAAAAGACTTAAACCAAAAGAAGTTTTGCCTTTCCCCTGGGACGACAAAAGAAAACCTAAAGGTAAAGTCGTGTCTAATGAACATATACAAGATGTTATAAAAAGATATGATAAAAAATTAAATAAATAGTAATGGGTGGAGTAAAAACTATATCTATAATTGTAGCTGCTAATATTAAAGGATTAGAAGCTAGTTTAGGTAAAGCAAATAAATCAATTACAAGATTTGCATCTAACTCAGCAAGAGTAGGTTCAGCACTTACTTTTGGTCTTACAGCACCAATAACTGCATTAGGTAAATCTGCTTTCGACACATTCTCTAATTTTGAGAATGAAATGATGAAAGTAAAGACAGTAACTAATGCTACTACTTCGGAGTTTTCAATGCTCACTAGAGAAGCAAAAAGATTAGGTGCATCTACACAATTTACAGCATCACAAGTAGCAGACCTACAATTAATTTTAGGTCGTAAAGGTTTTGATCCAACTGCCATACAAAATATGGAAGGGTCAATACTTAATCTTGCTCTAGCAACAGGAGAAGATTTATCATTGGCAGCAAACACAGTATCATCTTCTTTAAATGCTTTTCAATTAGATTCTGAAGATGCTTCTAGGGTAGCAAATACATTAGCTAGTGCAGCTGCAAATTCATCGTTACAACTTAGCACTTTTGCAACAGCTTTTGCAAATGCTGGTGCTTCTGCAAATGCAGTAGGTGTAGATATTGAAGAATTATCTGCTATGATGGGTGTGTTAATGGATAATGGTATCAAAGCAAGTAAAGCTGGTACAGGTCTAAATGGTTTATTTATTAGATTAAAAGAAAATGGTATATCATTATCAGGTTCATTAGATTTATTATCACAAGGTGAATTAACATTAGAAAGAGCTACTGATCTTGTTGGTAAAAACTTCAGTAAGCAATTACTAATATTAGCAAAAAATAGAGATAGAACTAAAGAATTAACTACTGAGTTTAAAACAAACACAACTAGATTAGACGAAATGGCTGAAGCTATGGGTAGTACAACCTTTGCTAAAGTAAAGAAGATGCAATCTGCCATAGAAGGTCTAAAACTAGAAGTAGGAGCTCTAATTGCTGATGCTATAATGCCTATAATTAAATTTATAACTGATTTAGCTGGGAAGTTTGGAGAACTTGATAAATCAACACAAAATTTAATATTAGCAATCGGTACATTTTTAGCTGTACTCGGACCATTAATTTTAATTGTAGGTGGTTTAGGTGGTGCATTTGCAGCAGGATTAGCTATTATTGGTCCTTTCTTACTTGCCTTTGCAAAATTTGCCCTGATAGCTGCGGCTATAATTGTTGTGCTTGATAAACTAATATTAGTTGTTGGTGGTTTCTTTACTATATTAAAAGATAATTCTGCTTTTATTGGTGCTGTATTTTTAAACCTTCGTAAAGTAATTGCTAATGCTTTTATTGGTGCATTTAACATAATATTAAGGGGTGCTAAATATCTAGCGAAAAAACTAGGACTTACTTTATTTGAAAATGTAAATGAATTTGAAACTGAAAAATTATTACCTGTTCCAGATTTTAAAAATGTACAAGATAGTTTTACAAAGTTTAGTAAAAAATATGACAAGTTTAAAAGTGATATAGGAAGTAATATATCATCAATATTTAGTTTTGATGGTGGTGGTGGTAGTATTGGTGGTGTTAAAGAAGATGAATCTAAAGATGAACCTGAAACTCGTTCATTAGAGGAAGCGTATGACGCAATATTTGGTAAAGGAGCTTATCAAGCCTTTTTGTTAGATCAAAAGCTAAAACAAGAAGCTATTGAGAGGGCTACTAGATTTAAAAATGCACTTAATGAATTAGCAGTAAATACAGCAGATAGTTTTGCCACATCATTTGCTGATGTTATTGTAAGTGGTCAAAATTTATTAAAAGGATTAGGTCAGATATTTAAAGATTTAGCCAAACAAATATTGGCTATGATAATAAAAGCAGCGATTTTATCAGTATTATTAAGTGTAACAGGTTTAGGCTCAACCCAAGCCGCTACTAAGATGTTTGGTGCAGATCAAAGTTTTAAAGGATTGTTAGGTGGTATGTTTGCTGATGGTGGTAGACCACCTGTTGGTAAAATGTCTTTGGTTGGAGAAAGAGGACCAGAATTATTTGTACCTGGAACATCCGGCACTATAATACCAAATGATGCTTTAGGTGGTGGTACAGTAATACCTGATGTTAAAATAACAGGTGATGACTTGTTAATTGTATTTGATAGAGCAAACAGAAGAAAAGTTAGAAGATAAATTATGGCTTTAAGATTTGGTAAAGTAAGGTTTTGTGAATTTATTGGAGAAAAGGGTTCTAATTGGAATATCGAAATTTGGAAAAAAGATAACGCTGATGTTGAATCTGATGGTACACCTAGTAAATATCCTCAATCAAGTGCATCGAATCAGTTTACTAGTAGTTTAGCAGGTTGGTCACAGAATTCAGGTACTTGGGCTTGGAATGCAGGTACTGATGGTACAGGTGGTGCAAGACATACAGCAGGTAATACTGCACCTTTATTTTGGTTTGTGGATCAAAATATTATAGAAAATGGTGTTTTTTATAGTGTTGTTTTAACAGTAGATAATAGAACAAGTGGTACTGTTAGAGTTAGACTAGGTGGTAGTAATGGTATTAATAGATCTAGTAATGGTGTGTTTAGCGAAATTATTGGAGCTGGTAGTAATGGTTTATTAGAAATTGTACCAACATCACAATTTGATGGTGATGTAAAAAGTATAATAATAACAAAGTATTTTGCACCAGCAACTGAATTTAAAACTTTTGGTGAAGGTTTAGAAATTACTTGGAATGGTAGAGGTGGTACAAGAGATAGACAATTTTTAGGTTCTGAATGTAAAATAAATTATGTTGTACAAGGTGATGTAGATGAAAACTTTTTATACAATACTTTTAATGAAGGTTACGAAACTTACTTTGTTAGAATTTATAGAGGTGCAGTCACTAATGCAAATCTTTGGTGGTTTGGTTGGGTTCAACCTGCATTCGATGTCGTAGAAAATCATCCTTATCCCTATGAATTTCAAATAACAGCTACTGACTCTTATGGTCTATGGGGTAAGAAAAAAGAAGAATTTTTTAGTGGTGAAGCAGAAAAAAATGCACCACATAGAATTAGAGATATATTCTTTACTCTAATTCAAGATATGAGTTTAAATAATCTTTCTTATGGTAATAGCTCTCCTGTACCACAAGGATTTAATTGGTGTAGAACAATTTTAGATTGGTGGTCATCAGTACACACTTACGAACAAGCAGATCCAGCTGTATTGTATTTTGCTGCTAAAGGATTTGTTAGTAAACCAACAACTTTTGGAGAAGATGGTGACATTGAGGAAGATCAAGAACCTTACAAATATAAACCATTTGATGTTTTTAATGGTGTTTTAAAATCTTTTAACACAGTTGGTTATTTAGCAGAAGGACATTATAATTTTATACAACCTAATAGTCTAGCAAATAATACCACAGGTAATTTAAGAGCTTTTGAATATAACTCAGCTTTATTCAATAACCCAAATAACCCTGTAACTATAAATACTTTACTTACAATAGATCAAAACAATCACGCTATACTAGGTGGTTCTAATTTGTATTTTGAGCCTAGTTATGAAAGAGTAAAAGCAAATTTTAAAGGTGGTTTTTCAGCAGTTGATGTAGGTTCTGGTCAAGATATGAGTACAGAATTTTATGCTGGATCTTTACAAAGTGGTTTGAATGGTCAATTAGATTTAAATTTTTCTGCTCGATATAAAGAAAAAATTACTAAAAGTGATTTTACTTTAAATTCAGGTTATAATGTATATGAGATTGGTTTTAAAACAACTGCTACATTAACAATAAGAATTAGTGATGGTAGTAACCAAAGATGGTTAGTTGCAAATAATAACGCTAATGTTTTAGGTTGGTCTACTACCCCAAGCACAATAACAATAAATAGAGGTTATGGTGTTTCACAAGATTCTCCATTAGATAATCCATCTGAAATGTGTGTTGGTCCTGTTAGTAATCCTATACCTACTAATGGTAATGGATATTCATATGGTCCAATGGATTCAACAGGTGTAGGATTCGGTTCTATACAAAAGTTTTTTACAAAAATAAAGTTTAGAACTATTATAGAGTACCCTGATATAAGTGGTGATCTTTTTATTCAATTAACTGCTGATAATGATTATTCACAAGGTTTAAGAACACCAATAGGTTCTTCATTTCCCCAAGTATATGAATGGTCTTTTATAAATGTAAATAACCCTACACCACTTCAAGCTCTAGTAACTTCTGAAAACATTACTCTTACACCAACTGAATTTAATGAAGATAATGATGTTACAAATGGTATTGTATATACTGCATCACAAACAGAAAACACAGCATTAGAAAGTTTTGATTTTGGTGATATAAACTTAGGACAAAGTTCTGCAAATCTTTTATATTCTTTTCAATACAATTCTGGAACATCACAAAATCCAATATATGAAGTTGTACCTGGTTTCCAGAGAAATAACCCTTCAGTAGCAGATTACAAAAATGCAACTGAATTACTTGTTGAAGAATTTTTACAATTACAAATAAATCCATTAGAAATATTACAAGCAGATATTCAAAGTGCAGATATATCACCATTAAAACTTATAAAATATTCTATTAATGATAATAATACATTCAAATATTATTCATTTTTAGGTGGTACTTTTAAAGCAAAATCTGAAATATTAAGTGGTGAATGGTTTAAAGTTGATTCAGTTGAACAAAATATAACTATTGCTAATGAACCTGACACACCTGATCCTGTACCTGAACCACAAACAGAAATAGAACAATCTCAAAATCAACAATCACAAGCAGCTAGGTTAATGCTTGAAAACAATTCGATAGGTTCTTTATCTTCAGCTTTAACAAATGGTACTTTAACTACTAGATTAACTTTTAATAATAATAATAAGGGTCAAGTATATAGTTCTCAAAAACTTGTATTGACTTATCCTGATGGTACAAATCCTTTAGAATTAATTGTTAGTGGTAATCATTCAACAGCAAAGAATGAAATTGATTTTAATAGTTTTATACCTAAAATTACTTACCCTGCTAATTCATTAGTTAGTCCTTTAAAGTTTGATTTATTAAATGTAATAAATACAAGAACAACTTCAAGTAATACAAGTACAAAACAAATTATACTTAAAGATTTTGGTAGTTATTTATTTTATTTATTTCAAGATGATAATTGGTATAATGCAGGAAGTACAAGTTTAGCAATTTTAGGTAGTAGTACATTACCAGGTAGTATTCCTTCAAGTGTAAGTCATTTTCAATCAAGGGTAGCTGCTTATACAGCAATGAATACTTGTACATTAAAAAAATTAACATTTACTTTTTATTGGAGTTCTAGTGTAGTTAATTCAGCAGATATTGATTTTGCTTTTAGTAAATTTAGACCAATCCAAAATGGTACAGCAGCATCAATTCCAATGAATTCAATAACAGCTACTGATAAAAATGGAACATATAATGAAAACAAGCCTTATCAATGTGAGTTTGTTTTTTCAGGTAGTAACGCTTCTTTAGCTGCTAATGACGCTTTTGCTTTTCATATGAGAACAACAGGATCATCATCGACTACACAAAGAATATTAGTTTATGGTACAGCAATATTAGAAATAGAAGAATAAATATGGGATTAGAAGTTAAAAAATATAGTGATGTTCACACAAAGACAGGTTCTGAAAAATTAGCTTTAAAACAAAAGTTTGATGATGGTCATTTAAACATTTTACTAGACCTTGCCGATCAAGATATAAACCCAGAATTTGGTGCTTTATTATATCAGATTCAACAAATGCAAGATGATATTACTGAAGTTAGGAGATATTTAACACAAGAAGTTGGTGATGGTGCTAAAGGTGACACAGGACCACAAGGTCCACAAGGTCCTAGAGGTCAAGATGGAGCTGATGGTAAAGATGGTAGAGATGGTACAACAGATGCTTCAAAATTAGATGCTAGTACACTACCTACAAAAAAACCAAAACAAAAAGGGTTATTATATAACGATAAAGGGATAGTTAAAATATCATAAATATAAAAGAGGATGGGTGTAATTATTTTTAGCTACCTTTTCGATGATTACATCCTTTCCTCTTAATTTTAAAACAATGCAAGTAACGATAGGAATAATAGAATTAGTAATATCAATAATTATATTACTTACAACAGCAGTTGGAGTGTGGTCTACCCTTCAAACAAAGGTTACTAAACTTTCATCAAGGGTTTATCATTTAGAGCAATCCGACAATGAATTAAAAACAATATTAGCAGATATATCGGCTAAGTTACACCACATTGAATTACTATTAGCATCTAATCAAATAAAACAAAAATGAGTAAAGAAATACAAGATACTACATTTAGTATTAGTTTAAAGACATTATTTAGTATTTGTGCTTTTTTATTTTTATTAATTGGTGAATACATTGTTTTACAGAAAGACATAACTGAAGCAAAAAATTTACCTAAATCCGAATTAAGTAAAATAGAATTTGAATTTAGTAATCAAAAATTACAAGCTCAAATAGATGTTTTAAAGAAAGAAATAGAATTATTAAAAGATTAGTAATGTATGAGGTTAAGCAAAAACTTTGTGTTATCAGAGTTCACTCGAAGCAACACAGCCAAAAGATTAGGCATAGACAATGAGCCTAATAAAATACATATACAAAACATTAAAGAACTTGTCACTAAAGTTTTGCAACCTGTTAGGTCTGGTGTCGGTTCTATTCGTATTACTAGTGGTTATCGTTCTCCACAACTTTCTAAAGCTGTTGGTAGCAGTAGTAAGTCACAGCATTGTAAAGGTCAAGCAGCTGACATTCAATATTGGGAAAATGGAAAAATGAATAATAAATTTATTTACGATTACATTATTGATAATGCTATTGATTTTGATCAAATGATTAATGAATTTGATTTTTCTTGGATTCATATATCTTATAAAGATAAAGATAATAGAAGGGAAGTTTTAGAAGCCTACAAAGATGATAAAGGTAAAACAAAATATAAATTTGCTGACGATATAATTACACTATGATAAAAAATATTTTAAAAAGTTTGGTAGGTCAAGCATCTACAATTATAGATGAAGTAGTTACAACTGATGAAGAAAGAAAGAAACTTAAAAATGAATTTAAAAAAGTCGTACAAGACCACGAAAAAAAAATGTTTGAATTAGAAGTAGAAGATAGAAAGAGTGCTAGAGTAATGTTTATGGATGATAGTATTATACAAAAAGTATTAGCTATTATATTTACTTGTGCTTATTTCTTTTTATCATATACTATGTTCAAATTTTTTGTTTTAAATAGTATAGAATTATCTAATTACGAAATAGGATTTGTAAGTAGTGTATTTGGTGCTATGTCAAGTAAAGTAAATACAATTATAGATTTCTTTTTTGGTGGATCATCTAAGCAAGATAAATAACTTATATGCCATACTTACCTAAAGGTAGAAAACCTAAAAACATATTAAATAGTAGAGAGAAAAATAAATCTTGGGGTGGAGATACATCATTTTATAGACGAGCAGCTTGGAGAAAATTAAGGCTTATAGTATTAAGAGAAAATCCATTATGTGTACATTGTGCTGATAAAGGCATAACAAAACAAGCTGATGTAGTAGATCACATTGTACCTGTAAAAAAATGGAAAGAAGGTGAGTTAGAGCAAAGCAATTTACAAGGCTTATGCCATCCTTGTCATAATAGAAAAACTTATAATGAAAATAAATAGATATAGAAGCAAATATGAAGAAGATGTTTGTGGTAAATTAACTGAAGCTAATATAGACTTTGATTATGAAACAATTAATATTCATTATCAGATTACCGAACAACGAAGATATACACCTGATGTTATATTACCAAATGGAATCATTATTGAATTAAAAGGTAGGTTTACAGCTAAAGATAGAAAGAAAATGTTATTAGTTGTAGAGCAATATCCAGACTTAGATATAAGAATGGTATTTATGAGATCTAATAATAGATTATATAAACATAGTAACACCACATATGCCCAATGGTGTGACAAACATAATATTAAATGGGCAGATAAATATATACCTAAACAATGGATTCAAGAAAAGAGAAAACTCCCAAAGAAATAGCACAAGAAACCTATGAAAGTTGGATAGTGGATGCAGTTGAAGAAGAACCGGAAGATTGTCAAAATTGTGACGATGAATGTAATGGTTCGTGTGATGGGTAAAAAAGAGAGGACAATTTAGTCCTCTTTTTGTTTTTCTAAGTTTTGTATTTCTAAGTCTAGCATTTTTCTATTATGATCACCATTATCTTCAGTCATATTCCACTCGTAAGTAAAAGGCATATCTTCTAATTCCTGTATTATCTTTTCTAAATATACTGCTAAATCCATTGCTTCTTCTTGGGCGTGTTTTAGCCATTGTAACTTAGTCAAATCTTTTCGATCCATATTAGTACCATATTTTATTTTACCTAACTTAGATCGCTTTAAAATCTTATCACAAACTTTGTTTTCTATACTACTCATAGTTTTTATTTGCAATATACAAAAAAAAGAGAGTGCAATAAAGCACCCTCTTTACAACCAAAAAACTTACTATTATGAGAAACAAAGTAAGAAGGTCAAATATACAAAACTTTTCCTTTATCGTAATCTAAAAAAGTAACATATTTATAAACATAATTTTTTCTCCCAAAGCTAGTTGTTTCTGGCATCGTTCTCCAACTCCATTGTTTTATTCTTGTTTTATTTAAATTAAAAACTAATACAGAATCACAATCAAAAAAGTTTATATATAAGCCTTGTGATTTTTTTTCATTCTTTGTTTTTCTTAATATTCTTTCGTACTTGTGCATTTCTAATATTAAGCCTTCAGGATATTTTTCTTTTGCATAATCTAAAGTAAAACTTCTTTGTTTCATTTCACAATAGAACTTTCTTGAATCCCATTCGTAAGTAAAGTCCCAGAAGTCATATTTCTTTTCTGAAGGAACACAATCTATTTTATACTTAATAGCGAATCGGTTTAACAAGTCAAGTTCTTTATCATTCATAGTATAGAAAGTTGTGTGTTAGTTTTATAACTAGAATCATATCGCTTGTTTTCACCTTTAGGATAATCTTCTTTCTTATATTTTAATTCTCTTATCCACTTCTTATTTTCTCTTTTATTACCTGTAAAGTAAATGTATCTATGTTTTCTTGGTCTTTCTCTTAATGATAATTCTTTGTTAAGATAACGCTTATTATCAGTAACTGTTTTACTATGTAAATGAGGATTATTGGCATCATATCTTTCTAATCTTTTAGCACTTAACCCTGTATAAATCCAATTAGTAGCTTGATAGATGTAACCATTATGATTCATACTTGTATCAGCGTAACTTACAATAATTAAACTTGGAAGCATCTTTAACGACTTACTTAAAAATCTTGATAGTGTATTTTTAGGTAAATTATCGTTTACACATAATCTATTAAGCTCATAAACAAATTCCTTATTATGTTTGCCACAAACTCCAACACATAAAGCGTTACTAGCTGGCTTACCAAAAGTACATACACCATTTAACACACCATCAATAAATAAACCAAAAGAATATGAAACTGAACACATTCTTTTAGCATAGTGTTTTTTTAGTAACCACTCTTTGTAGTCATCTCTATTAATGCTTTTTACTTTTATTTCCATTTTTTTATAAACCACAATAACCTGAATCACATTCGGTAAAATCATCAAATGATAATTCGTGTTGAGGTTTATGTTTTTTAATTTGTTCGTATGTTATTTCGGATTTAAATCTACTATTTTTATATCCTGAGTTTTCTAAATCACTAAAAAATTGCATTTTATTTTTGTGTTCACTATTCCAAAGTTTATTTAATAAAATATTATTTCTATGAAAGCATCCAACACAATTATTTAATTCTGCAAATCTAACATCCTTATCTTGCCAATAATTTTCAATACTATCTTTGTAAATATTGTCGATAATTAAAGGAAATGATGGTACTCTCCATCCAAATTCCTTCCAAATATTTCTATCATTTTTATTACCAACTACAAATTTATCATATTGAATACCATCTTTTAATCTTTTCATCATTGACTTACTTCTTCTCATTTCATTTGCCCTAAATCCTATTCTCATTTCACATAATTCTCTGACTTCACTATACCACCATTGCATAATTGGTTTCATTTTCATTTCAATAGTACAAAATCTTTGAGTCTTATTTGGTAAATATATATTACCATTTTTTCTTAATACTATTTCTTCAAATGTATTACCTGTAAGCCAAGTTATTTTTCTACCAATAAACTGCTCTAAATCCAACATAGTGTAAATGATTTCATCCATTTCTAAAGTTCCAACAAAATCACATCCTATCTTTTCAGAAACTATTTTTCTTATACTACTATCTTTAAATTCACAGGATTTTTTATTAGTTCTTACTAGTGCAAAAACATCGTAATCAGCAGGATAATTAGCTGCTATGTATGCAGAAGTTTTACCACCTGAAATAGAATTAACTGTTTTCATTATCTTTCAATAATTTATTTAATATGTTCAATTCATTCTTTAATTCAATTACTGCATTAGCCATTTCCATTTCATTAGCATTAGCTAGTAGCTTTTCTCTTTTATAAGCCATCATTTGTGTATGCACCCAAGTAAATGCTAAAGCACTTTCTTCAAACACTTTTAGTCTAGGCATAAGTTTATGTGCTTTCGGATGTCCTTCAATTTGCTTAAACATACTCATAACTTCTTTTTGATGTGCTATAAATTTATCAAGACTATTCATTTCGTCAAGATTTGGATCAGCATCTCTGAGTAGCTGAATGGCTTTCATTGTAATTTCGTCAGGCATAATTTAAAGTATAGTTAATTGGTTAGATTGATTTGATTTTTGAATGTTTAATGCTGTTTCTAATATTTTTTTACCAGATATATAATCAACTAAGTTTCTTGCAATTTTCATAACTGATTGACTTCCTTTATATTTATTAAAGTCGTAATCGTGTAATTTACACAAGTCTTTAAACTCATCTTTACCTTGACAAACAGTAACTTTTCTATCACTTAAAATATTTGGTAAATTAAAATTAGTCCAATATAAATGTCTATTTCTTTTAATTGGATTTAATAAAGGCTCATAGTAAGGTATAACATTTTCGACTACATATTTACCTTTAAAATGTGTTTTTAGAAATATTATTTCTTCATAAAGTTTCATATCAGGGTAAATAGGATCTCTACCATTTGCACCTATACTCCAATATCTTGCTCTACTATGTGATGGGCAAGGTGGACTCGTCCATATAAAATCAAAATCTTTATAGTGTTTTAATAAATATGTATGTGCATCTGCCACAATAACCTTGTCATTAGGAAACCTTTCTTGATATAATTTAGCTAATTCAACATCTAATTCAACAGCAGTAACTTCTATGTCAGCTACTTCATCCCACTTATATCTATTACCACCTAAACAAGCATATAGATTTAAAATTTTCATAATTAAAAAATATTATTGGTTGGTGTTTTTTTTATCGTTTCTTGTATAGGATCAATCAGAGTACCATTCTGATTAAGATATCTAAATCTTCTTAAACTATAAGAATAAAATAAACATATGGGTTCTAATTCAGGTGTTGGCACTCCTACTAGCTTTTGAAACTTAACCTTTTGAATATGTATTTCAGTTATATTCCATTTTTCACTTTGTGGATTTCTATGAAATACAATAAAATTATCAGCTCTATTACCAAACATAGCACCATACTCTACATCACTCATATTTGGTGCAGGTCTTGTGCCATCTTCACTTCTTTTCCTGTTCGCAGCTGTGCCAGGATGTACTACCAAATAAAACATAACATTGTGCTTTTTAATGAATCTTCTTACATTACTTAAAGCATCGTAATAATAATCATACTTATTTGTTTTACTTGGTGCTTTTAAATCATTTAATGGATCAATAGATATACCATCAAACTTTTCTACTTCTAGGAAATCATTAAATGAATTTAATACATCATCAACAGTTGGTGTTTCTTCAAAAGTAACAACAGTAAAATGGTTGTATGCCCAACGAATAGCATTGATATAAGTATCACCATCTATTCTATCTTTAAATTCTTTATCTGCTGTTTTACCACAATACATTTCAGCTATATCAATCATTAAATCACCGACAGGCTCATTTTCTGGGCAATACATTAGCCATCTATAATTATATAATTTAGATGCCATCATCATTAAAAATAATTGTGTTGTAGTTTTACCTATGTTAGCAAAACCTGTCATTATAGTAAGTTCACCTTTGCGAAAAGTATAGTGGTTGTCTAAGGGTTTTATTCCTGTTTTTAAACCTTTTGTATAACCATCACGATATATCTTCTTACAGTATTCCTCAATCTCTTGTGTTGAAGTAACTTTATAGCTAGACATATCTTAACCTTTAATAGCTTTTATTTGACCTTCGAGATAATCAGTATCAGGTGTTTCTTTTTTTAACCTAGAAATCCATCCAGAAGCACTCATTTTCCAATTCTTCATTTGATTTTTACCTACCTTCCAACCTTGTGATTCGTAGTAGTAAAAAAATCTTTCACCTTCTCTTTTGTTGCTACCTTTATCCTTGAAATATTGAATGACTTCTTGGATGGTTCTAGGTCGTGATTTTTTCTTTAACCCCTCCAAAGAAAAACCACTTTTAATATTATTAGATTTTAAAATTTTAATAATGTTATTGTGTACTCTACTATCAGGATTTAACTTTTTACCATATTGAAATTCTATAAAACCTAATAAGTACCATCTACCATTATTTAAAACTTTAATTCTTTTCTTTTCTTTATTTACACTTTCTAAAAAAACTTTATCGTCTATGTCATACCCTACACAAAATTCAAAAAGTTTTTTATTTGGTTTATACACACCTGCATAATCACAATTATCGCAAATGTAAATCCAAAATAGTTTGTGTTGGATCGGTAAATCTAAAAACCAATCCTCATTCCATTTAGTTGTATCAGTAAATCTTTTTGCCATTGTTTCTCAATTTTAAGGTTTTAAAAATAAAGGCTCATAGGTTTTGTTCGGAAATCTTACCTGCAGTAGCTATGATTATTAAGGTTTAACTGCTCTCACCTTTGCCTTTACATATATTTAAAATGGTAAATCTTCTTCTACTTCACCATTAACAGTATGATAATCTTCATCCACAATAACATCATCAGTTTGATTTACTTCATCTTTTAAAGTAAATACTTTCCAAGCATTTAGATCGGTATAATATCTTTCATTGTATTCTCTACAATTTATGTTAAATGATACTTCAACCATTTGACCAACCTTATTATACTTCATAAAGTTGTCTACTTTTTCTTCACCAAATACTGTGAAATAAACTTCACTAGGATATTCACCAGATGTTTTAACAATAAAACCTAGTTTTTTCCAATTTGTACCTTTTTGTGACACACCTTCTTGTATGTCTGAGATTTTTACAATCTCACCTTGAAACTTTAAATCGTTCATAGTTTGTAAATTAATTGTTTATAGTTATTCAAATTGTTGGAAATACTCATCTTGTACTTTAAGAAAAAAGTTTCTTGCATCAGGATTAGAATTCATTTTATCAACACAAGCTGCTATAAGTACACTATGATTTTTTTTATACTCTAAATGAAACCTAACTTCAAAATCGTCATCTGAACTAACATTCTTGACTGATATTGCAATGCTTTCATCAGTTTCTTCTTGAATTGTTTCGTGTGAAATATCAATTATATTAGTATTAATTTTCATTGTTAAACAACTTTTTTATCATTTCTACTTTTCTAGTTACAGAATAATTTGATTTGATAATCTTTCTTAACTTACCATTCTGAGTATAATCTTCTTTTTTAATTCTTTGTCTTAACATTACTCTTTTACAAGCTCTAAAATCCTCATCATACTCACATAAAATCTTAAATGTTTTTATAGAGTGCATTACAGTTGTATGATCACAATTTGTTAATGTGGCTATGTCTGATAATGTAAGATCACCAAATGTACTTAAAAAATATCTAAGTGAATGTTTAGCGTTCATAAATTCTCTTTTTCTACAATCACTTAATACTTCATCAGCATTAACTCTCCAAAATTTACAAACTGTTGGAATACAATATAACAATCTACTTTTAGCGTGTCTTGGTAATAATTCAGTTTTCATAATTCTTCGTATATTAAATTATGTCTTTTAAATGGTTTTTTATATTCTTCTAACAAAGAAATATATTGTTCTCTACCACCTTCAATAAAAAACTCAGAACATCTAAATATGCCTACCTGAAATGGCTCAAAAGTTTCTATGACAATAAATACAAATTCTTTTGCATTAAAACCATCAAGATAGAAGGCTGCTTGTCTATGATAATTGTATCTAAAAGCACTTTTTCTAAATTCAGTTATAGGTTTAGATGTAGTTTTTAAATCAACCAACATATCACCACCATCAACTACAATATCTGCTTTACCTTTACAATTTACCATCGTGTTAAAATCTATCCAAGACTTAGCCACTTCTTTTTTAGAATTAGATAAAATGTCTTGTATTTCTTTATGCTTAATTAACTTATCTCTCATAGTGAGAGCTTTATCGTAAATATCTAAATTAATAACAATACCATCTTTGTTTTCATAATTTTCTTTCCAAGCCTTATTTAACTTACTTGCCATAGATTTGTTTGGCTCAGGTCTATCTTCTGGATTAAAAACAATAAACTTTTCTTGATATAATTTAGGTTCTAATACAAGTGTGTGTAATAAATTTCCAAATCTTAAAGCTGGTGAATCTAATTTACCACCTTGCTTCATCATCTCATAATACTCTCTACCTTTCTTCAAATAACCTAATTGAGAATTTGTAATGTACTCCCAATCATTGTAATATTCTTCATCAGTCTTAAATGTTTTCATATTAGTCTTAATTGTTTTTTATGATTGTTTAATCTTTCTTTTGCAGTTTTATAGTGATCACTATCTAACTCACAAGCAGTCAAACTATAACCTAAGTTATGACAAGCAATAGCTAAAGTGCCACTACCAAGATGTGTATCTAAAATTTTATCACCTTTTTTAGCATAATTCATCAATATCCATTCGTATAATGATATAGGCTTTTGACAAGGATGCCATCTTAATTCATTATTCCAATCTATTGTTTTGCCTATTACATTGCCAATACTTACATAATGATATATCTTCATATTAACACCAAAACTATGACTTGCAATATCACAATCTGATAAACCTTTAGGATTGTTTCTTTTACCACCACCTGTTTTATCGTGAACAATTCTACCTACATCATCAACATATTTTGCATAATAATTTACACCAAATATTATACGATTTTTAGTAACTCTTTTAAGCTCATCAAAATATTCTTTACTTGGTATTGAGTCATTCCAATCTATTTTTTTATGAATACTTCTGGCTAAAGTGCTTCTAAAATCACCGATACCATATGGTGGATCAACAATAGCTAAATCAAAATAATTATCACTATATCGAGCCATTAACTCCATATTATCTTCATTAGTAATAATTATCTTACTCATCTAAATTTAAACATAAATAAGCTAAATAGCATAATATAATTAAAACTACTGTTAAAGGAACAAACTTCATAACTTCTTAATTTTCTTTAATATTTCTACTAGGTAATTAACACCATTATCAAACCACAAAATTATAACACTTACTGTGTGAAGGAAAAATAAAAACCAAATCCAAACAGGTGCTTTAGCTACAATTAAAATCCAAGCAATTACTATAAGTAAAATCATTTGTCTAAGGCTTTAATAAGTTTTACTTCTTGTGATTTACTCATAGTATATTTACTCATAGCCATTTCAACTTGGTTTG